AAGGTAAGTATGCTGTTGCTGAGAAGGTAGTTGCACAGGCAGTATCGACTCCTGCAGTCGCATCTGTTGATTCTGATGAAGATGATGCACTATCCTACTTTCAAAAGTTGGCAGATAGTTAATTATTCAAATAAACGAATATCATCTCCTTTTACTAAGGTTTCACTCACGAACTGGGTGGAACCTTCTTTATATGTCATGATATTTTCTAAATCATCAAATACAATACTTAAATACATTGGTTTCAATAAAAATATTTCTCTCTTTTTATTGTTTAAATTTTCTTCGTAAAGATAGTTTGTTATAGGTGATGCGATATCAGTCACCGTCACTTGATCTTGTTTACCATAATCAAAGTAACTTACACTTTGTCCTACACTCACTCTCGTGCCTGACGGAATAACAATTCTATTGTCACTTGTTTTTACTTCATTAGATTCATAGTGATGAATACCCGAATAAAGAGTTGTTTCATTATCATATTTTTCAGTTAGGTATGTATTAAAATCAGCTTGCGATAAAGGCCACTCACTTTGAACATTAATTATATTATTTGAAAGAAGGACAACCCAATCCAAAAGTGAGTCTTTATAAACTTCATTAGCAACATTATCTGGTCTATCATCACCTTTTATAATATATTTTTGGAAAAAAGCAAGGTTCTCAAAAATATCATTTCTTAACTTTGCTCTCTTAAATAAATTTTTTACAGAAGAATAAGTGTCACTCTCTCTGTTGTTATCACGATTGATATACGCAAAATTTGGTATGTTGCGAAAGTAAGGATTTGCCATTTTAGAAACCTATCTCCGTGTCAGCAGCGTCTGTTCCGTCAAGATTACCATAATCATCATTGTAAATAGGATCAAGTTCTTTAAAAGAAAAGTTCAATCGATATACTACCATTGATGAATCATCATAAGTCATATAACTATTAGTCGGCATATAATTTACACTAAAATTAAGCAATGCACATTCCTTTATGATTGGTAGATATTGATGTGTGTCAAGAATAGGATCAAGAAATTCAAGTCGATATGTGTTTGGTGATCCTAAAAAGATACCAACATCATCTCTTTGCACTGCCATTGATTGTTTAAACATTCTGATTATTCTTTTAACATCATCCGCTTCTTTTTTATCTCTAGGTGATATATCATATTGAAAATTAAATGGTCTCAATGTTGGCCCAGAAAAGAGAAGTTGTAAATTATTATTGAAAATCTTTCCTCTTGTTCTTGCCAATAAACGATCTGCGTCAGTTCCAACCGCTGATGCAGTGAGTGCTTGACTTATTGCTAATGGAAGATCACCACTCTCTGCTGCTGTTTTAAAAAGATCAGCTGCAGCAGTACCACCTTCATTAGCACCTCCCAATAGTGTTTTGAGTGCTACATTTGAAGCTGCCATTTGAAGAGGGTTCATTGTCCCATCTGCAAATTGAACAGAGTTAAAATCGGTCACACCATCTGGAATTGGTAAAACAACTGATCCTAATATTTCTCTATCAGTAAATGCTTTTCTTTTTGCAGTAAAAGGACTCACGCCATCTTTTAAGTTCATTAAGTTTGAACTTGTTCTCTTTGTTTGAAGAAGAGTTGCTCTTTCTATTCCTAAATTGTTAGTAAAAATTTCTCCTGATTCATTTAAACTTATATCACCTCCCCCTCCTATCTCTGCAGGTTCAAACTTCATTACAGTTATCTTGAGTTTATCTTGAAAAAAATCAGTGATGCCTGTTGGAAATTCTAAATCTGTTCTATATTTTTTTCTCGCATTCATATCTGCACCACCACCCTCTAATACCTCGGTTAATTGAGCAGCTGATACTTCTTCTAGTTTATACGCTGCTGAGTCCTCATAAGGTGTTCCAGTGTATAGTTCGTAGGGGCCAATTAATGGAGGTGGAGCATCTCCATTTGCTAAATCTTGCTCATATTCGTCTTGCGCTTGTTTGAGTGCTTCATTTATAACAAATTTATCTCCATCTTTTATTACGTTACCATTCCTATCAATAACTTCTTCACCATTAAAATATGCAATTTCAGTATCAGTTGCAAAAGTTTGACCATTTTTGCCCTCAAGTGGGTGAAATACTCCTTCTTTATCGTAATAACCCATTGGATCGTCATTACCAGTTGAACTTGAACGATAAACAGAAATAATACCTGTATCTTTATCAACTCCAGTATAGTATTGTCTTGTTCCTCCTCTCGCGATGAGTCCACTGTCATCGTTGTCTCCTCTTGCCTCAAATCCAGGCTGAATTCTTATTGCTCTATTTCCATACTCCTCATTTGAGTTAAAATCTTGATATTTATTTGTTCTACCATTAACGTATGCATCATTATTGGCATTAAAAACATCAGTATTATCATGCAGATTTGTTCCTAATGGTCTGGCATCTTGAAAATCACCACCTATCGTAAATAATTCTAACCTATCACCAAAGCCAGGTTTAAATTCATCACTGTTAAATTCTGTGCGTCGTAAAGCTTTTTGAGCGTCTTCGTTTTTAAGAGAATTTATATTTCCTCTATACTCTGAGAATGACATATCGACCCTTTTTAGTTATTTAGGAACTTAGCATATGGAATCGCAAGGAGATCATCAAGTTCATCTGGTTGTACGATGTATAACTGCCCTGCAAGTTCTGCCCATGTGTAGTTACGATACTTTCTCCAATGAAAATTTAATCCACGAAATCCCCATCCAAATATATCAGTGCAGGCTATCAAAGGATGTTGATCATACTGAATGTTTGGGGTCTTTGGATTATATACAAAGGTATAAAAGTTTCCAACATCTGGAACTGGTGTCACAGTATCGTTTAAAAGAGACATGATCTCCAACATCATATCTTCTTGATCATTCGTTCTATTGTTTATGTCATTACCTTCAAGTCTGCTCATCTGATTCCAAGTTCCTTCTCTGTGACTACTTTAAATTCAATACGATGATCTTCACAGAATTCTTTTGCTGCAGACCATTTTGCTTGATTGACTGCATAAGTTATACACTCTGTCAGATATGATTTAGTCTTTCGACTTCTTGGTTTTGGTGGCATCGTTTGTTTATATGGTTTCACTTCAATCACATATGTTTTGATACTACTATCTTTCTCTTTTACTTTTATCAAATAGTCTGGATAGTATTTGTGAACACGATTATCTTTTGGTGAAACATAAGGTATGCTAAACTCTTCAGATGCCCATGAGATAATACTATTATTCATGTCACACCACTGACAAAATTTTCTTTCCCAACTACTACGACATATAATATGTTTAGTATTTCCTTGATACTTACTTGGATATATCGGAGTATATTTGCTTTTAATGCTCTCTCCCATAACTTGCCTACATAATATACAGGTTATAATATTTATAAATGGCCGATATAAAACCAGAAGGTAAATCAATAGCTCAAGTTAAAAAGGATCTTCTTAATCCTGCAACAACTTCTCATTTTTTAGCGAGTATAGGAACTCCTCCGAGTAAACCGAGTGGTGTAACTTTAAAAACATTCCAAGAAGAACTTGGGTTGATCCTCGATTCTGATAAACAACAAAAATTAAATTTACTATGTTCTCAAACGGCTTTACCCGGATCTAGATTATTGACACAAGAGATAAGAAATAATTTTCCCGGAGTAAGAGAAAGACATGCATATCGTAGACAGTTTGATGATATAATTACTCTGACATTTTATGTTGATGCAGAGCAATATCTTCCGATAAGATATTTTGAATCGTGGATAAATTTTATTACAGGATCGCGTTTTACAAAATTTGAAGGTGAAGCAAATATTGAAAGTCCAAATTTTAGTTATTTTATGAAATTTCCAAATGACTATAAGGGCACTCTTGAGTTATCAAAATTTGAAAAAAATCTTGAATTCGGTGGGGTTGGTAGAACAAAAATAATTACATATAAATTTGTTAATGTTTTTCCATTAACAATAAACAGCATGCCAGTAAGTTATAATTCATCTCAACTTCTAAGATGTAATGTTGGCATGGCCTATTCACGATATTTTGTGACAGGAAAAGGTGCTCGTTCTGTTGATGAATCTTCAACAGATATAACTCAATTTGAGAGAGATTTATTTGATGCACCAAGAAGTTTATCATTAATTGATATCGCAAGGAAAAATGCAGAAATTTCTGGATTAGGTAGAAATGATCTACCGAGAGGTTTTTCTAATCCTATAACAGGTGTTGTGCCCCTCAATCTCGCCTGATAAATAAACTTACTGAATTGAATAGTTATGCCATTACCAAAAATTACAACTCCCAGCTATGAACTTGAATTGCCATCAACTGGTGAAACAATAAAGTATAGACCTTTCTTAGTTAAGGAGGAGAAACTTCTAGTTATTGCTTTAGAAAGTGAGGACACGAAACAAATTACAAACGCCATCAAGGCTGTGATACGTGCTTGTGTTCAAACAAAAGGAGTCAAAGTTGAAACCCTTCCTACTTTTGATATTGAGTATTTGTTTTTAAACATACGAGGCAAATCTGTTGGAGAGGATATTG